TTTGATTTTTATGAAATTGTATCACCAGGAACTTTATCTTCTTCTGAACCAACTCATAGATTAGGCACAGTTCAAAATGGCACTGCTGCATTAAAATTTGTTGGAACTAGAGCAAAGGGAAGTGTAACAATGACAACACCAACTATTTCTGGTGTTGCTATCTCTGGTACTGGTGGTCAGTTTACTTGCACTGCAACTACCATAGCAGTTAATAATTTAATTACTATTTCTGGAACACTGACTGGTACTGGTACTATTACTGGATATTCAAATCCTACTACATATAAAGTTTCTGCTATTACTGGATCTGGATCTGCTGTAACAGGATTTACTTTAACTACTACTGGTGATTCAGCGATTGTTACTACTGCAGGTACTACAACTGGATTAACTTTTAGTAATGTATCAAGACAAAGTGTTGCTTCAGTAAGTTTAACTGGTGCAGTTAGAGAAATAAATTTAAACTCTGGTGGATCTGGATATACCACAGCACCAACAATTACATTTTCTGGTGGTGGTGGATCAGCTGCAGTAGCATCTGCTAAGATGAATGCAGTAACTGGTTCTGTTTTATATGTAACTGTAACAAATCCAGGAGATAATTATACCAGTGATCCAACAGTAACATTTGGAACTGCTTTCCCATTATCTACTGCTGTTTTAGTTGGGGAGCAATATTTTGTTTCCAATAGACTTTATACAATTACAGGTGCTGGTACTACTAGTAGTTCTAATCCTACTCATACATCAGGTTCAGCTAGTAATGGAACTGCCACTGTAGCATATGCTGGAACTCCAGCCACTGGTTCAGTTGTTCGTAGATTTGGTGCTGGATATTCAACTGTTCCTACAGTTTCGTTTAGTGGTGGTGGTGGATCTGGTGCTATCGCAGCAGTTAATGTTTCTAAATCAGAAGCAAAACTCTATCCTATTCTTGATGGTGGGCAGATTGTTGGTGTAACTATTGAAAATAGTGGCATTGGATATAGCACAGCAACGATTGCTGTATCAGGAACTGGTACAGGTGCTGTTTTAACTCCAGATTTAAATGTGGGTAATATTGCATCATTGCAAGCCAATAATGAAATCTTAACTACAGCTGGAACTATTAATGCAATTAAACTTATTTCTGGTGGATATGGTTATGGTGTAGCGACTGTATCAATACAGGGAGATGGAACAGGTGCAACTGCCACAGCTACTATTAATACTGCAACAGGTCGTCTCACTAAAATAAATATAACAAATCCTGGATCTGGATATACATTTGCCAACATAGTTATTACTGGAAACGGTAAAGGTGCAAGAGCTAGAGCAATTATGTCTCCATTTGGTGGACATGGTAAAAATGCTCCAGATGAGTTATTTTCTAGAACACTAATGTTCTATTCGAATGTATCTAATGATTTAAACCAAGGACTTGAAGTAAATAACGACTATCGTCAATTGGGAATTATTAAAAACCCAAGAGCCTATGGAGCAAACACTCGTTTCCAAGGAGTTTTAGGATCTGGCTGTTTCTTAGTACAAGGTGCAATTAATACTACATATTTTCCAAAAGATACAGATCTTGAAGTTGCTAGAGTTATAAGTGGAACTACTTTTTACAGAAGATACCGTGTAGTTTCTTCAACTTCTACCGCAGCACTTTTACAATCTTTAGATAATGATGTTCCTTTAACTAATGATATTTTTGAAAACGATGCTGGTCAAACTTTTACAGCATCTTCAGTATCTAATCCAACAGTGGATAAATATTCTGGTCAGCTAATGTTTATTGATAACAAAGCTGGATTTACTCCGTCAGATGAAGAGACTGTTACTCTTAGAACTATTATTAGATTCTAACATAAATATAGAGAACTAACCGAGAGAAGAACAAAGAATGGCTATTAACTTTAATACCGAACCATATTATGATGACTTCGATGAAGGCAAAAAATTCTATCGAATTCTTTATCGCCCATCGTATGCTGTGCAAGCACGAGAACTTACTCAGATGCAGACTATTCTGCAAAATCAGATTTCTCGTTTTGGTGACCATGTATTTAAAGAAGGTGCAATGGTCATTCCTGGACAGGCATCCATTGATACGGATATTGGCTATGTAAAATTAGAATCTTCATATTCATCTGTTCAGACCGATACAATTATTGCAAACCTAGTTGGTTTAACTATTGAAAATGCAACTGGTCTTCAAGCAGAAGTTATTTACTATTCAAAATCTGCTGGTGCAGATCCAGCAACACTATTTGTTCGTTATAAAAATTCAGGAACTAGCACAACAGAAAAGGTCTTTGCTGCTGGTGATGTGATTTCCGATGTAGACACAACATATACTGTTCAGGCAGCTGCATCTTCTCCTGTTGGTAAAGGTTCGATTGCAACCATTGAACTTGGTGTTTATTATATCAAAGGACACTTTGTCCTCGTTGAACCACAAACAATTATTCTTGACAAATATACAAACACTCCATCATATCGTATCGGTTTGTTATGTGAAGAATCCATTGTTACTGCAGAAGAAGACGAAACATTATTTGATAATGCTCAAAATTCATTTAACTATGCTGCTCCAGGTGCTCATCGTTACAGCATAGTTGCAACATTAACTAAACTAACTGAATCAAGCACTGCTGATACAGATTTTATTGAATTGCTTCGTACTGGTGATGGGCAAGTTAAGCGTGAAGTCCGTAGAACAGAATACTCAGTATTAGAAGAAACTTTTGCTCGTCGCACATATGATGAGTCTGGTAACTATACTGTTAAAAACTTTGAAATCGATATTCGTGAATACAGAGATAATAATCGTGGTGCTTGGTCTTCAAGTAGAGTTTATCTAACAGGAGATGTGGTTACTAATAGCGGTAACATTTATGTTGCCAGAAACAGTGCAACTTCTTCATCAAGTACTCCACCAACTCATACTGCTGGTGCAGTTTATGATGGTCCAGGTAATACTGGTGTTCAATGGGAGTATACAACAACTCCATATTACAATCGTGGCATTTATGCTCCAGGAAATTCTGATACACTTCTTCAGAATCAAACAGCAGAAGCAAAACTTGCTATTGGTTTAGAGCCAGGAAAAGCATATGTTCAAGGTTATGAAATTGAAAAAATTTCAACTGAATATGTTCCTGTCGAAAAATCTCGTGATTTTGTTCAAGTAGAAAATGCTTACATTCCTTCTACTGTAGGAAATTATTTACTTGTAACTAATGTTAATAGTTTACCACCAGTAGATACTTTTGGTGAAGTAACACTCTACGATAGATTAACATCTTCTGTGGGTACTGCTCCTGCGAGTGCTACTGCAGTTGGAACTGCTCGTGTTCGTTTATTAGAATGGCATAACGGAACAATTGGGACACAAAGTGCAATTTACAAATTAGGTTTGTTTGACATTAAGATGAATGGAACTTACGACTTTAATCGTAAAGTTAAATCTGCGTTCTTTAATGTGTCAAGTGATGCAAATCTTTCTTTCTCTGCAGATATTGAACCAGTTTTAACTCGTTTAATCGGTTCAGCTACAGCATCATCTTCTACTACAATTACTGGTAATGGTACTTCTTTCCAAACTGATTTTATAGTTGATGATGTAGTATCATTTGGTGGAACTAAGCGTCGCATTACAGCGATTGCTTCACAAGTTTCTATGACTGTTGATAGTTCTATTACTATCACTGGTTCTACTATTGATAGAGTTTCAACTGAAATTAAAGAACCAGAGCATACATCTTTAATTTTCCCATTACCTTATTATGCAATTAAAGATGTTCGTTCGGCACTATTAGCCAATGACACAGTTTACACTGTGTATGAAAAGTTTTCTGGCACTGCAACAGTATCAGGTTCACCTCAATTAACAGTATCAACAGCGTCTGGTAATATGGCTTCTGCTGCCGAGACAGACAATTATATTGTTGTTGATAATGATGCAACTGCTGGTGGTGCTATCGTATTACCTACTGGAATTACACCATCAGGATCTAGTGTAACATTTGATCTTGGTTCTACATATTCTGGTAGATCAATGATGGTTATTGCAGCTGTTAATAAAAGTGGTGCTGTTTTAACAGAAAAATCTAAAACTCTAGTTTCCTCTGCCACTACAACATTTACCACTCAAGCAACTGCTCAAAATTCTACTCTTTTATTAGGGTTTGCTGATGGTTATAGATTAGTATCTGTTAAGATGAAATCTGGAACATTTGCATCTCCAGGTGCTACATATTCTATTGACATTTCAGATCGTTATGATTTTGATAATGGTCAAAGATCTACTCATTACGATCAAGCAAGATTAGTTCTTAAAAATTCATATGCTCCACCAGAAGCACCTATTGAAGTAACATTTGATTACTTCACACATTCAACTGGTGATTACTTCACAGTAAATTCATACCCCGCAAATGTGGATTACAAAGCAATTCCATATTTCCAAGGACAAGCATTAAGAGATTGTATTGATTTCCGTCCAAGAATTGATGACGCTGGTACAAGTTTTTCTGGTACTGGATCTTCTGCATCATTAATGCCTAAGCGTGGTATTGACATTGTTACAGACTTTACATACTACTTGGCACGCAAGTCTAAAATTGCTGTAGATTTTGGTGGTAACTTCTTTGCTGTTGATGGTGTGTCATCATTAAATCCAGGAGAGCCATTAGATCCAGCACTTGGTTTAGTTTTATATAACTTAACTTTAGAGCCATATACTTTTGGTACAAATAGTAATAACATTCAAGTTGGTCGTATTGACAATAAACGATACACAATGCGTGATATTGGTAAACTTGAAAAACGAATTGATAATCTAGAATATTACACATCACTGTCTTTATTAGAGCAACAAACTGAATCTCTTGACATTATTGACTCTAATGGTGATTCTAGATTTAAAAATGGATTTATTGTAGATGGATTTACAGGACATAATACTGGTGATAGTTTGTCGCCAGATTACATCTGCTCTATTGATATGGAAAGAGCAGAACTTCGTCCATTCTATTCAATGAATAACATCAATTTACTAGAAAAGAATTCTAGTGACTCATCTCGTGCATCAAGTAATTACAAGTTATATGGTGATGTTATTACTCTACCTCTTACAGAACATGTGGCTCTTATAACACAACCATATGCTTCTCGTTTAGAAAACATTAATCCATTTGCAGTATTTACTTTCTTGGGTGATGTTAAAATCAATCCATCATCTGATGACTGGTTTGAAGTAGATCGTCGCCCAGATTTGGTTATTGATGTTGAGGGTAATTACAGCACAATTAAAAATATTGCTGAGAGACGAGGTGTTCTTGGCACTGTTTGGAATGCATGGCAAAATAGCTGGACTGGGACGAGTGTAAATACTGGTCGTACCAAATTTACATTTGGTAATGAATGGGCATCTGGTTTTGGTGATGTTCGTTTATCACAAGCAGAAGTTCAGGCTAGATTTGGTATTACTGGTTGGGGTAATGCTCGTCAAATTACTGTAGAATCTACAGCAACACAAGTTGGTCAATCAAGAACTGGTGTTAAAACATCATTAGTTACAAAAATTGATAGACAGGTAGTTGGAGATCGTGTTCTTTCAACTGCTGCGATTCCTTACATTAGATCTAGAAATGTTTTAATCCAAGTACAGAAATTAAAACCAGGTACTCGTTTCTATCCATTCTTTGACAACATTAGTATTGCTTCTTATTGCACTCCTGCATCTAAAATAACATATACTCCAGTTTCTGGTGCGTTTAATACTGAAACTAATGTGGGTGGTCTTGCATCAGGTTCTGCTCGTCGCATTAATGGAGATTCACAAGTATGTTTAAATCGTGGTG